TGATCAGAGGAAGAAAGCCATCTCGACTCTCGGCCTTGACTACAATACCGTCCAGAAGAGAGTGAATGAGCTGATCCGTGGACAGGCCGCTTCTGGAAAGAAGTCTGTTGATCAGCTGGCTCATGAGGTGCTGCAGGGCATGTGGGGAAACGGTTCCGATAGACGTAAGCTTCTCACAGCAGCAGGCTATGATTATGCAGCGGTGCAGAAGAAGGTCAATGAGCTGCTGAGATAAAAGTCTTCATGGTTTTTCACCTTTTTTCACTATTTTTCACTTTTTTTCGGCCCTCCCGAATGGTATGGTTAGACTGAAAAAAATGAATGAGATCCCGATGTGGAAGTCAGAAACACCTGGCTTCTGCACCGGGATTTTTTATTGGCCTTCGATCTGAAACAGGAAATCCGAGCGTTCATTATCGACAAATTCCTGCCGGTCTGTGAGGCACAGATTCTACGTTTTATGTCGGCGGATTCGCTTGCTATCGTGCGTGTCAGAGCGAATATGGTACCTACCAAAGGAGGGTTGACTCATGGAAAAAGCGAAAATCAGAGCAGCGGCATACTGCCGGGTCAGCACAGAGCAGGAACTGCAGGACCTTTCCTTCGAGAGCCAGTGCCATTATTACCGACAGCTGATTGAATCAGACCCTGAGATGGAGCTTGTTGATATCTACGGGGATCATGGTAAGTCGGGAAGGCATGTCGATGGCAGGCCGGAGTTCCAGCGCATGATCGAGGACTGCAGGGCGGGAAAGATCGACCTGATCTACACGAAATCCGTATCCCGCATGGCGAGGAACCTTTCCGATTTGATTAACACGCTTCGGGAATTGAAGAGCCTGAAAGTGGCGGTTGTCTTTGAGAAGGAAGGACTCGATACCAGAAGCGCAGCCTCGGAGTTGATGCTTGGGATTCTGGGGACTATCGCGCAGGAGGAGAGCCAGAGCATTGCTTCCAACATGCACTGGGGCAGAGAGGAACGCCTGAAGAAAGGACAGCCTTACGGGGCGGTTTCCTACGGCTACCGGGATCAGGGAAAGGATCACACCTGGATAACCGTACCGAATGAGGCGGCCCAGGTGAGGCTTGCCTTTCGACTGGCGAGTGAAGGAACACCTTACCCGGAGATCCGGCGGCAGCTCATTTGCCTTCAGAAAGAGGTCGGAGGAGACAGATGCTGGAGCCAGTACAATCTCCACTACCTGCTGACCAATCCCTATTACACCGGGGATTACATGAACAATAAGACTACAGTGATTATCCGGGATCATAAGCCGGTCAGGGTGGATAACGATGGTCTGGTGGATCAGTACTACATCGAAGAGCACCACGAAGCATTGGTCAGCCATGAAGATTTCGACTTTGTGCAGGAGCTGATAAGTCACAGCCTGCTCAATGCCAAGCGGAGCACCTTCTCAGACGAAGAGAAGGAACTGCTGAAAGAATGCGAGGAAAGGAGGAAGCTGCATGAGAGAAGCGACAAGAACACAGGTCAGAAGAGCGGCGAGGCCGAAGCCTGAAAAGAAACTCCGTGTGGCTGCCTACTGCCGGGTCAGCACAGACTCCGATGAACAGGAGACCAGCTTCAACACCCAGGTCGAGGTCTACGAGAAGCGGATTCTGGGAAATCCCAACTGGGAATATGCTGGTGTCTATGCAGATGAAGGATTGTCCGGCACCAGCGCTGCGAAGCGGGTAGAGTTCCAGAGAATGATGGAGGACTGCCGGGAAGGAAAGATCGACAGGATCATCACGAAATCCATCAGCCGCTTTGCCCGGAACACCTTGGACTGCATCGAATACGTCCGGGAGCTCAAGGAGCTAGGGGTAACGATCCTCTTCGAAAAGGAGCACATCGACACAGCCGGAGCCTATTCTGAGATGATCCTGACAGTTCTGGCAGCCTTCGCGCAGGAAGAATCCAGATCCCTTTCTGAGAACATCAAGTGGGGCGTCCGGAAGAGATTTCAGGATGGAACAGACCGCTGGGTTTCCATCTACGGTTACACCAAGGAAGGCGATGAAACCTACGTCATTGTTGAGGACGAGGCAGCGGTCATCCGGCAGATTTTCGATGACTATGAGCACGGCCTTTCCACGCTGAAGATCGGTGAGAAACTGGACGCAGCGAAGGTTCCGACTCCGCTGGGAAAAGCGCACTGGGATGCGGCGCTGGTCCATTCCATTCTGGAGAACGAGAAGTACTGCGGCGACATCATCCTGCAGAAGTTCATGACGGAAGACCACCTTTCCCACATCAGCGTCAAGAACGATGGCAGCGAGGTACCTCGGTACTACATCAAGGACCATCATCCGGCAATCGTGAGCAGGGAACAGTTCAAGAGGGTCGAGAAGATCCGCCACATGAACAACAAGAAGAATCCAGAGATCGGCGGGAACTATCCTTACGGGGATCTCCTGAAGTGTCCATTCTGCGGCAGGCAGCTTCATCAGAGCAAGCTGGGCATCTACGGCAATCAGCGTGGGTGGACCTGTGAGGGTGAGGACTTCCTTCTCCGATCGGACCTTCTTGATCCGGCTGTCCTGGAATGCTACGAGAAACTTCCGGTGGAAGAGCTGACTGATACCGATGATCCGGATGTGCAGACGATGCTTTTTTATAAGAAGAAACACAGGACATTTTCACAGGTCGACTTCTACTGGGTCGACGATCTGATCGACTCCATCGAGCTCGGGACGCATTCCGGGAAAGATGATCACACCGTGACGGTCCACTGGAAATGCGGCCTGACAACAACAGCCGAGACAGATCCTTCCAAGATGGCAGAATCGCCACAGGTGCTCTGCAAGCGGTCGGTTGAGAAGAAGAGGGAGCTGAAGGCAAGGAAGCTGGAGCTCAGACGGGAGAAGCTGAGGAAGAAGGAGTCACCAGAGCAGGTTCAGGAAGAAAATACAGATCTGAAAGCTCAGCTGGCGGAGCTCATGAAACGTCAGCAAGAGCAGGATGAGCTGATCAAGAAGTTATTGCAGAAGGCAGGGGCATAAAAACTCCTGCCTTTTTTATTGCCCGGAGGGATACAGGATGAAGATACACGTAGTCAAAAGCGAGCGCCATCAGCGAAGAAAACGGGTAGCCGCCTACTGCAGAGTCAGCACCATGGACTGTTCGCAGGAAGAATCCTACGAGACCCAGAAGGAATATTACGAGAACTACATCCGGTGCCACGATGAATGGGACTTTGCTGGGATCTATGCCGATCAGGGCATTACCGGTACCAGCGCGGAGAAAAGGCCGCAGTTCCTTGCCTGCATCAATGATGCGGTCAGCGGAAAGATTGACCTGATTCTGGTAAAGAGCATCAGCCGATTCTCCCGGAACATCGTGGACTGCCAGAGCTATGTGGCAAAGCTGAAGAGTTACGGAGTGGAGGTCTATTTCGAGAAGGAATCCTTGAGCACGATGGACCCGACCTCCGGCATGATCTTCTCCCTGATGGGGCTGATTGCACAGAGCGAAAGTGAGTCGATTTCGCAGAACATCCGCTGGGCTGTTCAGCAGCGCTATAAGAAAGGCGAATACCATATCGGGAACAATCAGGTGCTGGGATATGATGACGACAATGGCGTGCCGAAGCCAAACAAAGACGCATGGATTATTCGCATGGTGTTCAAAAGATTTCTGGAAGGCATGAGCTACTCAAAGATTGCAGAAGAAGTCAATTCTCATGGCGGCCACAGCCTCCGGGGCGCTCCGCTGTCTAAGAAGGATGTCGAGTACATTTTACACAATGAGCTTTACGTAGGTGATAAGCATCTCCAGAAAAATCCTCCGAAGAATTATCTTACACATCGGCCAGATCCGAGTATCGAAGCACAGGACTACTACCTGCAGGATGTTCACACCCTGATCATTGACAGGGATACATGGAATCGGACGCAGGAGCTTCTGAGTCAGCGGACTGAGATGGCAAAGGCAGGTGTGACATGGAAACCTGGATCAAGTCATTTTCTTCGAGGCAAGGTGTTCTGCGGGGAGTGTGGAGCTCCCTTCATGCGGAAGAATACCGGCCGTGGCAAATGGGTGAAGAAGGCATGGTGCTGTAAGGAACGCTTCAAAGGCAAGAACGGCAATGGCTGCAGGAACAGGATCATTCTTGAAGATATGCTGATTCAGATGATCGAAGAGCAGACAGGGCAGCCGGTCGATGATTCTTTTAACGGCAGAGTGGTGGTGTATCAGGACCGCATTGAGGTGAGCCTGAGCCCTGATGATAAGATCCCTGTCGCTTATAAATCTGAATAATAGAAGTTACACTTTTCGATGCCGAGCAGATTTACCAAATTTCTGGTATTTCTGGCTCGGCCTTTTTTGTTTGCTTCTGCCAAAGATTCTGCTGGCGCTTGCTATGTATATAAAAAGCCATTATCGTGTCTCCATGCAGGAAATCCAACCCCGGCCGGGACCTGCAAAAGGAGCTGAATGAAAGTTAATGTTTGGGACTATGAGTTTCCGAATGCCATGGAGAAATTGATGGCTACCATCCTGGGTGGGTACCTGGGAAAACACAAAGAGTTAAAGGAGGGATTGGTCAGGCAAGGGAAAGAGATGCCCATTATCGAAGGCAGTCTGCTGGCTTCATTACTGGATCAGGCAGTGGAAGATCATAAATCTCTGCTGGAGAAGAAAGATCCGGAGAATGAAATTGCAGATGTCCGGGAAGCCTATCTGGAGTTACTGCCGGATGGTAAGAAATTTGTTTCAGGAATGAGTGCAGAGTTCGCAAGATTCGTAACGGACCTCTGCCGATAATCAGAATATCCGTTCGAAGACCGCAAGGCCGCCAGAGTTAAGGTATGTTTGTTGTGCAGACTTTGGCGGTCTTTATTGTATTTCTTGTCGGTCTTCTCAGTCGAATGAACGCAGCTCTTCTTTCAGAGTCTGAAGGATGTGGAGATACAAGGCACGCTCTTTTTCTGAGGTGTCTTCGATGATATTCCGCAGATCATCTGTGATCTCATCCTGAG